GTGAGGCGTACACTAGCTGCACGTTTATACCAAGACCAGTAAGGCGTTCCCAGAAAAATGGCAGCCAGTGGAAAGTTGGCCCTTGGACGCTGCGCTACATAAGCAACACTAAGGATGCAGATAACGATGCAGCCATGGCGGCAATAAGGGTGCTTAGGTACGAAACAGAAAATAAGGTAGATTTTGATGGGCTAATGGATAAGGCCGAGGAAGTGCTAGCTAAGCATGAATTTGATTAGTGCCAAGTAACCATGGCTTTTATGTCATCGGGTATAAAGTCGGGGCACTCTACCCATATAACCCAGAAATGGGTGCGTGAACACAGTTGGGGGTTTGTGCACATCGCACCATAACTGGCGAATAGTTCACAGCTATCAAGCGCATCACTGTAATAGCGGTGAAATATTTCAAAGCCCATTTATACGAGCCATTCCCCATCCTCATCCTTGAAATCTTCCTCATCCAAGCCATGGTTTAAGCCGTAACCTAGTAAAGCATCTCTGCCTTCTTGGCCATAGCCGCCATATTCTTGGAACATTGCATTCCAAACATCGGTATAGGCAAACTTTCTGCGCTTATCCGTAACGCTGTTCTTAAAGTTAGGGTAGTCAATATTGGCTACATACTGCGCAATGCACTCGTTAACTAGCCACCTTGGGGCCATTAAGCGCCAACGGTAATCAGCACTTTCAATGCTGAACACTTCAAGCGTACGTTTCGCCCCAAGCGCCTTGTCACTAACGCCAAGGTCTATAAACTTTTCGATGTCGCCTTTGTTTCTGCTGCGCACAAGCAGCACATCACCAAGAGCACTATCGCCCTCAAATTTTACAATGCTTAAAGCACTGTCACTCATAAAAATCCACATTGGTTTATCACTCCATTTGTTACGTTGGTTGGTGGGCCAAATATCCCTGCGCCCAACCCATTATAGTGCCAATGGCACGGTACAGCAATATTATTAGGCATAGGGGTTATATATGCGGTGATTTTGGTTGACGTTATGCGCTAATAGCATAAAAATAGTGCCATAGGCCCATTAACGGCCTTGCCGTCATGCGGTGCATGGTGGCCACGGAAACCGGAGGATTTTCAAATGGCGTTAAAAGCAAAGTACGGTGCAGAAGACCAAATACCAACGGGGTTGGAAGATTATTACACCGAACAAGACGGCGAGTATGTATTAGCCGTTGATGGGATGGTTGATAAAAATGTTGTGTCAGAGTTTAGGCAAAACAATATCAACCTACAGAAGCAGTTAGCCGGCTTAGAAAAGCAAATGGGCGCTGTGGATGTTGATGAATACAAAGCCTTGAAGGCACAACAGCAAAAGGTCGCAGACCAAGAACTGATTGATGCAGGCAAGGTAGATGAACTTGTTAATACCCGCGTTGAACGCATGCAATCGCAGTTTGAGCAAAACATGACGCAATTGCAGGGCAAGTTGGAAGAAACAACGCAGGCAGCCAACAAGTATAGAGAGAATTACGACACGCTCATTGTTGAGCGTACGTTAGCAGATGCAGCAGCTAGGGCCGGAGTCAGAAGCGAGGCCATCCCTGATGTTTTAAACCGCGCACGCGCAGTTTGGAGCAAAGCCGATGATGACAGCCTAGTGGCTGTAAGAGGCGACCAACCTGTTTATGGCAAGAATGGCTCTACGCCAATAAGCATAGACGAGTGGTATGAGGGATTGTCAGATGAGGCACCCCATTTGTTTAAGGCAAGTGAGGGCAGTGGTGCATTAGGTGGGCGTGGTTCCGCGTCTCGCCGAGTCAGTGTTTACGATACTGACGCATTAAGCGACAACCTTGAAAACATAGCTTCGGGGAAAGTCGCTGTAACAAACTGAATGCGGAGCATTCGCCCCTTCTACGGTGTAGCGGGAATGGTCACTAACTAAATATTTAATTTGAGGAAAGCAAAATGGCTAATAACAATAGCGCAATTCTGCCCAAGATCCTTGCACGCGGCCTTCTGG